TTAAAGGACTTAAAATCGGAGGCTTAAAGACTCAACCCCTAACTCCGGTATCCGGTGTTATTTCGCCCCAAAGTTCTAATACTGCGACTCCCGGAAAGGTCGGATCACAGGCGGTTGTAAAGCAGGCAAAAGCGAAGAAGCCGGCGGGCGCATTAGACAAGCCCAGTATATTCTACAAAACGGAACATGGTCCAAGTAAGGGTGTAGATAAGTTACGAATATTTTTACAGAATAAGAAAAATAAGTAATATGAAAAAATGTGTCCGTTGTAAGAAACAAAAAGGGTTAATGGAGTTTTATAAGAAAGATACTTATTTAAGCGGCCTTTTTCATTATTGCGGCGAATGTCGAACAATTTGTTCAGAAAAAAAGAAAATAAGGCTCAAGAATAAATATAGACAAGAAAGAAAAGAAACGGAGTCAGAGCGTCTACAATTACTGGCCATTAAAAAGACGATCAGAGAAGAGAAAAAACGTCTTAGAGCAATGCAAAAGATTCCTAAAATTAAAAAGCCACGAACCATTGAAGAGAAAAAACGTCATAGTGTATCACAAGGAATGCTGAATAGGCGTAGAAAAAAGAAATCTTCGCTTTTCAAACTTTTATATAATTTAAGAAACAGAAATTACCAAGCATTCCAAGGTCTTGCGAAAGAAAAAAGTACAATACAGCTGCTTGGTGTAGACATAAAAACTGCAAAAAAACACATAGAGAGCTTATTTTACCACAATCCTCTTAATGGAGAAGTTATGTCGTGGACTAATTATGGAAAAGGTCTTGGAAAATGGCAAATAGACCATAAGAACCCTCTGGGGTCGGCGATGACTAAAGAAGAGTTGAATGCTCTTTGCCATTATTCTAATTTACAGCCCTTATGGCACGAAGATCACATTAAAAAGACGATAGTTGATACTAAGAATATATCTTTTTTAAAAAAGTCTAATAAAACCAATAAGTTAAGAAATATAAACGATAGGATTTCGCAATCTTAATTTGATGAGGATCGATTATGGCAGATAATAAAATTTCCCCCCGTGATGCAGCGATTGCCGTGCTTCAAAAAGCGGAACAAATGTATAAAGAGTCGTCCCTTGCTAAGGGAGAATGGAAAAAGATTCACGACAAACTTGAGCGTGAAGGCTATTCCAAAGAAAGCGCTGATAAAATCGACGGCTCCATTAAAGCTAAATTGGGCAAAGCTGAAAATCCTATGCAAAAAATGGGTATGTCTGAACAGAATCCCGATGAAAAAGCCGATGCCAAGCTTGGTGAAGAAGTCGAACAAGATGTTCAGCAACACGAAGAAAATAATGAAGATCCCAAGCATGCTGAGCCCAAAATGAAGGGCCATATTAAATTGGCTAAGTTCATGGGCCGTATGGAGCATAAAAAGGGTATGAAGGCGATGGATAAAGGCGATGACATGATGCCTCCACAGGCTCCCAATATGAGCGGTCAATCTCAACCAGCTGCGGCTCCCATGAAAATGTCGATGTCTGAGAAAAAATAACATGGCTAAAAATTCTAAACCCAAACAATCTGCTCCAGAACAACAGCCAAAAACAGTTGCTGCTCAAGTAGAAATGACTCTAGCTCAGTCTAAAGCCTATCGCGCAGCTCTTCATAAGCCAGCTGCTAAGGTTCTGACTGATGCACAGAAGAGAGAGGCTTTCCGTGTTTGGTGGACTGGTCATAAAAAGAAGTATGGTAAGTCTGGAAAACTTGAATTAGCCCTTTGGATGCACCTTAAAGCTACTGGAATGGATAAGCCCGAAGATTTTGAAACCGGGATCTTTAATTTTGGAATTAAGAAAGTTAAGTAGGAGATAGTATATGGCACAATTTTTGAATACCCCCTGGATTTCGACTCCCGTACCTGGCGCCTACGTAAACACCACGGTTCTTTCGAGTTCGTCTGGGCTCGCCTCTTCTGGCGTGGTCCTTATTATGGGCGAATCCACCGCCGGTCCTGATTACACCGAAGTTACACTTGCTAACAACTTCTATGGACCCAGTGCTTATAACACCGTTCGCAGCATTTATGGCAGCGGTCCCATCGTGGATGCCTTTTCTGCTCTGACGGCTCCATCAAACGATCCTGATATTAGCGGAACCGCGACTTCTATTTACATCATCAAGACCAATAAAGGAACGCAGGCTTCGGCTTTGGTTCCTAGCTATGGTAAATTCACGGCTCTAAACTATGGGACGGCCGGAAATCTTTACAATTATACCATCACTTCTACTAACGCAGAAGTCCCCCCACAGGTTACTGGAAACACGGTTCCTGCTTTCGGCGCTCCTCTTAATGGCGATACTTTCACTATTCGCGAAAATGGTGGAGTTGCCCATGTCATCACTCTAAGTTCTGGTACCGGTGGCGCTTCTCCTATGACGGCCCAAGCCAATGCTCTCACGGAGTATAACACGATTGCGGCATTGCCTGCTGGGACCACGGAATCCGTTCTTGATGGCCTAACCCTTACTCCTGGGACATATACGTCTGTTTCTACGATGTCTCTTTCTGCGGCAGCAACTCTTACGTTGAATGGCGCTGGAAACTACTACTTCCAAATCGGAACCACTCTCACCACTGGTGCTGGGGCAACGATTGCTCTAACGGGTGGAGCGCTTGCTTCAAACGTGTATTTCCAAGTTGGCAGTTCGGCGACAATCGGTGCAACCAATACCTTCAACGGTAACATTATCGCCCATACGAGTGTTACCTTGGGTGGCGGCACGATCAATGGTAGCGTAATCGCTCTCAATGGCGCCGTCACGGTCAGCGTAGCAACAAACATTAACGCGCAGTCGTCTGCTCCTCTTGGAGTTGCTGGGGCTTTTGGTCTCTTGGGCGCCACTGGCGTAACCAACAGCGGCTCTACTGTTGTTAACGGCGACGTTGGTTCTTACCCAACCGCCTCTGTTACTGGGTTCCCACCTGGTGTCATTAATACTAGTGCTCATGATAACATCGCTGAGCTAGTAGCTGAACTTAATTCCCTCCTTCCTGCGGGCATCACGGCTTCTGAAGGTGCGGCTCTAAACACTGTCGAACTCACAATGGCTGCGAGCGCTTTTCCCTATGCTTCTGGGTCTGGTGAGAGTTTTGAGTTAATCGATTCCACTCCTGGTGATCTTGCCGCGCTTGGTCTAACTGCTGGCTTATATACTTCTAGTGAAGAACCTGCTGTTGAAGTTCAGGTCATCAATACGACTGCCGGTGTTAACGAGACTTTTGCAATTGCACCAGCTATCGCGATGACGGTTGGATACAATGGGACCACTGCAACTCTCACGAATAATGGGACCACGCTTACGACTACGGTCACTGGTGGAACCGGATCTAATCTGTCCATTACTTTGTCTCAGTATACCACGATTGGTCAATTAGCGACCTTCATTAATACTCAGCCTGGTTATTCTGCAACGGCAGCGGCATCGGCGACTTCATTGCCACCTTCTGCTCTGGATCAGGTTACTGCGATTGGCATCAATTCCACGACCGGCGCTCAACCAGGCCGAATCAAGGATTCCGTGTATGCTTTCGAGCAGGCCATGAATACCTCAACAGTTCTAGGGTTTACTGCTACCGCGACTTCTGGTCTCCCAGTTCCTGGAACCATGACTTTCCTCTCTGGCGGAACTCTTGGGCCTACCTTGGCTGTGGATATCGTCAATGCCATTGCTCAAATGGGTGGAATTCAGGTTAACATCATCGTGCCTCTGTTTTCACAAGATGCGAGCAAAGACATCACAGCTGGAAATACCGATCCAGGTTCAACCTACACGATCGATGCAATTAATGAATTGCTGAAATCTCATTGTATTGAATACAGCACTCCTACGTTGAAACACAATCGTATGGCGATCTTGTCATACAATGATACGTATGCAAACTGTAAGGCTCAGGCTCAGAGTTTGGCGAGTTATAGAACCGCTCTTACCTTCCAGCAAGCTACGCAGGTCAATTCTTTGGGAGTTAACACGCTGTTTCTTCCTTGGTACGCCGCAACTGTGGCGGCTGGTATGCAAGCCGGTGGATTCTATAAGAGCATTTGCAATCATTTGGCAAACATTGTTAGCTTCCAAGATCCAGTTGGATATAGCTCTGGGGATCCAACGGATGTAGCTGATGCCATCATTGCTGGTATGTTGTCGCTCTCACAAAATACTTCTGGAATTTTGTGGGTATCGGATCAAACTACGTATGGATTCGATTCTAACTTCGTTTACAATAGCATTCAGGCCGTATATCTCTCGGATATCTTGGCTTTGGATCTTGCTCAGTTCTTCCAGACCTCTGTGGTTGGTAGAAGTGTGGCTGACGTTACTGCGGGTTCCGCACTCAGCGCATTGCAGCAAAGGTTTGACTATTACCGGAAGCTTAAGATGACAAGTACGTCAAATGATGCACCGCTCGGGTATAAGAATGCTTCGATCACGATCAACGCTCCCACAATGACGGTAAATGTGGAAGCTAAATTAACAACCTCGATTTATTTTGTCGCGATTAATCTTGCGCTGAGTGCCGTCCAGCAGTCGGCTAGCTAATTAGAAAGTTAAAGGGAGATATTTATGGCAATTATTGATGACAGCAAAAGAGGCGGGATTTCCGCAGCTGCTTCTAAAGTAATTACGGGTGGTCGGTCTATCGTCAGTATTCAAGGTGACGGTGGATCTCCAGTTGTGATCGGTATCTTTGACAGTTGTTCTGTTAGCGAAAGTATTTCCAGTGAAGATATTCACCTATTGGGCCGATATAGTCCGGATGAAATCACTTTAACCAGCTATAATG